TGCCGGTATGCTGGGTAGCCCTGAGTGAAGATGAGGAACGGGCAGTGCTGGCCGTGCTGGACAATATCACCACGATGGCCACGCCTGACCGCACCAAGCTGATGGCTCTGTTGGAGCAGGCCCGCAACTTGCGAACCGATAGCCGCCTGTCCGCCATGATGGAAGACCTGCGTGACCGGTTTGGTAGCCCCACGGTGCTGCCGCCACAGGAGAGTGACGCATACTTCTTGGAGAACCAATACCCCATTCCTGAAGACGCCAAGCCGCGTGTGTTGGAAGACGGCACCGTGGTGGAGCCTGATGACGGGGGTGAGACCGTGATGAAGGTGATGCAGCTATACCTCACCAAGCAGCAGTGGGCAGAGTACCAGCCGAAGCTGCGTGTGGTGGGCCAGCATAGCAACGTCGTCAATGTCACGGACACCGTACTGGCCGCAATCGACATCGCGGTGACTTATATCACCGAGTTGGCCGAAGATGACCAGGACGATGAAGGCTAGGCCATAAGAAGAGCCTGCGGTGACAAGTTACATCCCACCGCAGGCCCAAGGCAAATGGCGCTCGTGGTTGGTCACGAGTGGTGTTCACTCCCCAATTGCCAGGGGAATTATACCATGAAAGGCAGGATTACGCAAATGAGCAGCGGACCTTATGATGAGTACCAATATGGGATTGGGGATGAGGCCAACACCCCCTCCTCCATCACCGGCTGGGATGCCGACACCGATGATGAGCCACCCACCGATGATGCTGATGTGGTGGAAGATGAAGATGCCGACAGCTATAGCAGCTTAAATGCTGATAGGGAGTGGTAAAATGCCCGCTGATAAGCTGGTGACGCCATTCGATTGGCTCATTGTCACCGCCATCTACGCTCGTGACCGCTATGACATTGAGGACCACGGCAACGTGGCCGGTGGGCAGGCCCAAGGTGTCACCACCAATGACACTGGGGAGCAGCCGGTTGGCTACTGGGTGCCGACCGGTGGCGAACCGGTGCCGGTCTACAACTACCCGAAAGAAGAAATACAGCAGGACGATGTGACACCCGGCCTGCCGATTGATGATGGCCGCTAGTCACTAAGCCGACACCCGGTGCCTCTTGGCAGCACCGGGTGTCTCCCAAGGGAGACAGCACCGATGCATGAACTCAGGGTCCTGACCAAAATTGCGGCTGAGGAAATGGACAGCAAGGTGGGTAAAATCCTCACCGATACGGATTACAATGTCCTGCTGACCGGCCCAGTCCGCATCCTCAAGCGTGACGGCAGCCCCCTCATCGTCTATCTGCCCGGCCACATGCCGCAGCAGCTACGCGACCTTGCCTACCCAATCCTGACCAAAATCCGCTCATCTAGCCGCAATCGTGGCTTGGCTGGTGGCGCACCCCGCGTGAAGGTGCATGGTGCGTCCTTCGCCAACCCCGTCATGTCCAGCATCATCGGCAACATCGAACAGCAGGGTGGCCGCTATCCGCTGTGCCGGACTACGGCATGGAGTGGAGAAAATACCCGCCAGTTTGCCGCACTCTACCCATACTTTCAGTTTGTCTCGGACACCTTCCGCACCCTGGTGCCTGACCGCTGGGCCAATCAGGCGGACATGTGCGCGCAGACGGACCCGGCCTGGGTCATTCCCGGCACCGTGTTCTCCACTGTGACCGTCAACAACACCTATCCCACAGGTGTCCACAAGGATGCTGGCGACCTGGATAGTGGGTTCTCATGCCTCACGGTGCTGCGCCGTGGTGACTACAGTGGCGGCATCTTGACGTTCCCTGAATACCGGTTGGCCGTCAACCTGCGTGATGGTGATGTCATTCTCATGGACGCTCATGAGTGGCATGGTAACACCGCCATCGTGCGTAACACGCAGGATGCCGAGCGCATCAGTGTGGTGCTGTACTACCGCACCAAGATTGCCCAGTGTGGCAGCCCGGCTGAGGAACTGGCCAAGGGTAAATCACGGAAGGTGGTGGAAGTTTGATGTGGTTTGATGACCTAGACCCCCGGCCCGATTTGGCCCCTAGCGCAATCCTAGCGCCGTCAGCGGCCCGCGACTGGCCTGACCTGACCAACCGGCCAACCAGCCGCATACCGGCTGTCCTAGACCATCTCGTGACGTTCGCCTCAGAACACGTTCGCTCAGGAGACATCGACCCGGTATACCCTGTGTTGCGCCATGTGTTGAACCGGGCCGCTGCGGATGAGGATAGCCGGTTGTGGGGAGTGTTCCTGTATCTGGCCTATTACAACCTTGCCAGCGGGCTGGTGGCCTTCACCCGCTACGGGCACCCGCACACCCTTGAGGAGTTGCCGGTGATGCCGACCGGTATTGAGCGGCGTGGCTTTCGTGGGGCCGGTCTTGGCCAGCGACGGCTGTTGCGCCACGCCGAAGGCTACATATGGGCCACGAGTGTGCGGGGCCAGCAGGCGTGGACACAGCATGGCTTTGACCTAGCTCCTGGTGGCGACCTCATACACAACTTCCGCACCTTCTTTCACCGCGCTGAGGGGGTTTACATGAATGGCCGTTGGGCTGCCTTTAAGTGGTGTGAACTGCTCAAAGAGGTGTTGTACTACCCACTAGCGGCACCGGACATGTGCCTTGAACTGTGTAGCGGCCCCAAAGAAGGGCTATGCTGGCTCTATGGCCTCTCAGACCGCACCCCGGTGTCCCTACTCAACATGGTGGCTACCGACTTGCGTGCCCGGCTTGCCGAGCGGGGTGTGGTGCTGTCCTGGGAGCAGTTGGAGACCGTGCTGTGTGATTTCAACAGTATGCGGAAAGGCCACTACTATGTGGGCCATGACATCGACTTGATGTATGAGCAAATCTGCGCTGGCACCACCTTTGGCCTCAGCCCGGCCATGACCGATTTGCTGTGGGAAGCACGAAGCGCCGTGTTCCCACATGAGTATCTTGCCGAGCGCAATGATTGGCTCGGCATTCAGCGCCAGCGCAAGCTGGCCTATGTGGCGACCAACACAGTGAAAGTGAGGCAGCCGTTATGACGGACCCCTACACCCGCCAGCTACTGGTGCGGTTCCTTGAGTGGATAGCCTCTCAGGGCTACCACATCTGCATGTATGACGATGATGAGGATAGTGTGCTGTTTGAGCTTCAACAGCCCCCTGACTTCTTCATCAACCGGTTCCTGTTTGATACCCACCCTAGCCCACCCCCACTCGTGGTGCCGCCTGGGGTCAAGATGAACTCGGAGCATAGGGATGAGTGACGAACGTTCGGACATCGCCCACATCGTTGTGGTGGGTGCTGGTATCGCAGGCACCTGCGTAGCGACCGTAGCGCGTGAGGCCGGATTGCGCGCCATTGTCATCGACACCCCGCCACCCAAAGGGTTTGTGTCCGGCAGCCGGGCCGCCATTGGCATTATGCGGGTGGCCTGGATGAAGACCCCGCGCCAGAAGGCACGCTGCCGCCGCAGCATCCAGTGGTACAAAGACCACGGCTTGCTGCTCGGCACCACGGCTGAGGTCTCCACCTACACCAAGGCCCAGCCCCGCACAGTGGCTGACTACTTTCAGGTGGACGTGGCTAATGCCCTCATCACACCGGACTACACCGAGTTGGTGACACGCGCCAACGAGTATGGTGTATTCACCGACACCGGCTTGATGTACCCGGCCAGCCTAGCTGTGGTTATCTGTGCCGGGCCACAGTCACCCATGTTTGGTGGCCCGCAATTCGACCATAACACGATTGGGGCCACCTTCATCGGACCCCCTGAGCCGGGTAGTGGCCTGCGTGTTCACCGCTACACTCCCTACAAGTGCCTAGCCATCAGCCGTGAGGCCCACTGCACCCGGCTCGGCAGCAGCACCGTCCATGTGCCCTATTCCAACGAGCCGCACATCAAGGTACAGCACCCGGTGGACAGCTTGCAGCAGCTTATGCGCCGCTGTGGGCCTGAGTTTGCGGACCCCACCCGCCGTGCCACCCCGCTGATTGGGATGCGCGCCCATGACAAGAACCTCACCGATGACTACAACCCGGTGTGGCTCAATGACCGGCTTGTGCGGTTTGCTGGCCTGGGTAAGCTTGGCTACAGCCTAGCCCCCGCCGTGGCCGAAGAAATCGTCACCGCGCTCGTGCGGTCTAGAATGTTCTAGGAGCAACTAGGATGGACGCTAAGCCGGTTGCTCCCGCAATGATGGCCCCTTTTGTGCGCCCGGTGGAACCGGGTGACAAAAAGTGGGTGAGCCGCCTTTGGGCCGCCAACATGGAGTGGCTACATGGTAGCCCGAATGTGGAGTTGTACCGCCACTTCTTGCCACCAGCCAGCCCTGGTGACTGGTGGCTCGTCATCCCTGAAATCGCCTTTGTCCACTTCCGTGTGCATACCAGCCAGCCCACTGCCCGGCTGTATGAACTGGTGGTGGACCAATCGGCTCGGCAGCAAGGCATTGGCCGGTTGCTGCTCCGCATGGCCCTCAAGGTCTCTGGCGACCGGACCATGACCCTACTCACCCGGCCCGACAATCAGCCTGCCATTGCGCTATACTCAGCCGAAGGGTTTGTGCCTGTCGCGCAACTAGGAAAGCGGCTCATAATGAGCCGCTACGCATAGGAGTGACGCCTAATGCATCGCATGTTATACATCATTGGGGCACCCGGCTCTGGCAAGACCACACTCGTGCGTGCCCTCACCGATGGCCTGCGGACTGTGACCACCACCAAGCCTATCCCACAGATTTGCTACCTGCGCTGGTGGGATGATGTGCCCCCTGGCCTGCAACCACTGGTACGCACCCAGGGCATCCAGTTTGCCCGCCCGCGTGAGACCTTCGGCGGCACCGATAGCCTGCCGATGAATATCCAGCCCACCGTTGAGGCTGAAATCCGCAACGCGGCTGCCTCTAAGCGTAACATCAACTACCATGTCATCGCTGAAGGGGATAGGCTCGGCAATGAGAAGTTTTTCAATGCCGTGATTGATGCCGGGTGGCAGCTTGACATTGTGTTTCTGGACTGTGACTTTGAGCTAGGCCAGCAGCGGCGCACCGACCGTGCCCGCCATGTTGGCTCTGCCGTGCAAGATGCGACCTGGGTGAAGGGCCGCATCACCAAAGTCACCAATCTGGTGCAGAAGTTTGAGGCGCGTGTCCTCTGGCTTGACGCTGCCGAGCCGGTGGAAGCCCTACGGGAGCAGTTGGCCCCGCAGCCCGTTGTGCGTGCCCTATGGGGCATTGACCCCACCTTTGCGTGGCTTGAGAAGATGCGCCGCTACATGTTTCAACATGAGGAGACACCCTGATGCAATTCAGCCTGTTATTCCCGCCCGGCTCTGAACCCACGGATGAAGTCCAAGACATCAGTGCGGTCACTGACGGCTCCGGCCTGACGTGGATGGCGACTGCTGCCACCAATGGCACCCATGTCATCGTGTGGACTGAGCGTGACGGCCACATCACCGGAACCGCCACCATTGATGCTCCGGCTGGCTATGCCGTCTACAGTGTGGAAATCATGGGCCGCAACAGTGACTTGGTATTCTATGGCACCGGCCACAAGATTGCCGAGAAGCCCCGGCCCAATGTCCCCATGCGCTTCGTGTGGCCCGGTGTCTTCACGCCCATTGGCTCTCAGCCGCCTGTGGTGCCGCCCACCCCACCCCCGGCTCCACCCCCGGCTCCGGTGCCGACCTTCGACATCAGCACCCTCACCAATGCTCTGAACACCGACCACAACCTGCGGACAGCCCTGGGCAACCTGCTGCTGACTACGCTGGCGAACGGTATCAATAGTGACCCTGGTGTGCGTGGTGCGCTCGTGGATGTCATCAGCGCCAATGTCCGCAGTAACCTCAACGTGTTCTTTAGTGAGCCGAAGGGTGCGCTTTTCAACTCGGCACCGCTGTTCCAACGCCTCATGGACTGTGGCTGGCTCACGGCTATCAAGTTTGCCCCGCCCCTGCCGACTGCCGAGCCGCAGGCTGTCACGCTGCCTGCTGGGATGGAACCGGATGACCCCGCGTGACCCGGCTCTTCTCGCACAGGTTGTCGCACTCTATAGCGACGGCTCGGTGGTGGCCCGCAACCCCTCACCCTATGGTGGCTCATGGGCGTGGTGTGGTGTAGACCAGGGTGGCACACGCATCATCGAGCAGTCCGGCTTTTTGGCCCCTTCGGTGCGGATGAACCGTGTCACCAACAACCACACTGAGTTTGTGGCGGCCCTCTCAGCCCTGGCCGCTATGCCGGACAAGTGGACTGGCTATCTCTACACCGATAGCCAAGTCACCATGCAGCGCATCACCGCTATCCGTGAGAGCGCAGCCGCGCAACCTGCCAATCTGCCTGATGCGTGGGTTAAGCGTGCGGCGGCTGTCCTCAATCGCCTTGGCCCGGTGCATCTCTACCTTGTCGCAGGCCACCCTAACGCAGAAGCGCTGGCTACCGGTTGGACCCCCAATGGTGTGCGGGTTAGCCCGCATAATGTCTGGTGTGACCAGGAGTGTGCCCGCCGCAATCGTGCGGCCCTACGGGGTGTCGCCCACACCGACCGGCTGGTGGTCGCCTCAGCGGATGAGTTAGTCACCCCGGCCAAGCTGGCCCCGGTGCCCTATGTGCCCCGCGCTGCCGACTTCGGCATCACCGACCCCCTGCCGGACTTGTGCCCGGTCTGTGGTGTGGTACAATGTGATTGCCCGATACGGCGCAAGCCCTTCGTGCCCCAGTCTGAGGACCCTTCGTGAAAGGACCTTGCCTATGGTCTAAATGCGAGATGAGGGTACAATTGAACAAGGCAAGGCTTCAGTAAGCAAACGTCTGTTTTTGTCAGCCGGGTCACTCCTTGACAACGTATAGTGGGGGAAACACAAAGCCGCGCATTGAGTGGCCCGGCCCATTTCTAAATCCAGTTGGGAGACTAAAGACCGTGCCGACACCGACCACCAATCCATCCAAACCCGGCCCCAAGCGCAGTAAAGAGCAGCGTGAGGCTGACTTAGCCAAGACTGCCGAGTGGTACTTGCGCGGCGTGAGCATGGGTGAAATCGCCAAACGGCTCGGTGTCACCACCCCGCAAATCAGCAATGACATCAAGCTGGTACACAAGCGGTGGCGTGAGAGTGCCCTGCGTGACTTTGATGCCCTGCGCTCGGAGCAACTGGCCAAAATCGACAAGCTAGAGGCCACCTACTGGGAAGGCTATGACCGTTCCCTGAATGAACGCACTCGTGAGCGTGTCGGCCAAACTTCAGGTGTGTCCTCATCCGGCAACCCCGTCAACATGCAGGTGATGGAGCGCACCGTGGAACTGCGCGACGGGGCTATCGGCTGGCTACAGGGCGTTGAACGCTGCATCACCATGCGCTGCAAGCTGCTGGGCTTAAACGAGCTAGAGCGGCAGGCTGCCACGGCTCTGGCTAAAGCCTACTCAGGCTTTGACATGGACGCCATCTAATGCAACAGCGCAACATTGGCTACCTCAGCCTCACCGCCCTGCTTGTCGTTGTGTTCCTGTGGCACGCCTGGGCTGACGCAATGCGTGGTGACTTCCTGACGGCCTGTGGCGACCTGACGATGGCCGTGCTGTGCGTTATGCTGTTCGATGCCGAGTATACCAATCCCACCAGCATCCTATGATTGACTTGCAGTGTGGCGACTGCCTAGACCTCATCAGCGGTGTGCCTGACGGTTCGGTGGCCCTTATCTTCACCGACCTGCCCTATGGGCAGACACAGAACCGCTGGGATAGACCGCTGCCGTTGGACACCGTTTGGAAGATGTTCCGCCGTGTGTTGCGCTCTGATGGTGTGGTGGCCCTGTGCTGCATGGAACCGTTCACCAGTGAGCTAGTACAGTCCAATCATCCCTGGTGGCGCTACAATTGGCACTGGTACAACAATCAATCATCGGGCCACCTCAATAGCCACAAGCGCCCACTGCGCGTGGTGGAACATGTTGCTGTGTTCAGCCCGCACGAGCCGCCTTACTACCCACAGATGCAGCCCGGCTCGGCATACATGAAAGGTTCCGGGAACACCAACACAGGTAATTATGGCACTCAACACAAGGTCAGCACCGACAACCCTGGCCAGCGGTGGCCGATTGACCTGCTGTACTGCCCCACGGAAGGTCTGCCCGGCTGCCCCAATCCAACCCGCAAGCCACTCGTGCTGTGCCGCTACATGGTGCGGACCTATACCCGGCCTGATGACCTTGTGCTGGACATCTGCATGGGTAGTGGCACCACTGGTGTGGCCGCACAGATGGAGTGTAGACGGTTCATTGGCTTTGAGGCGGACAAGGCGCAATTTGCCTTCGCTGCCGACCGGATTGCCGCTAGGACGATGCTAGATGCTCTCTAGGACCCTTATCGACACCGAGCCAAGTACTGAGGCACCCCAGCCCGGCCAGCGGCTCTACGTGCCCAAGGGTGCGGCCAAGGTCCTGTTGGAGAGCAGGGATGAGGAACTGGTGCTGGATGGCCCGGCTGGCACCGGCAAAAGCCGTGCTGCCCTTGAGAAGCTGTACCTGGCTGCCGCCAAATACCCCAACATGCGTGGCCTCATCTGCCGCAAGGTGCAGCGCACCATTCGCCAGTCGGCACAGGTGACATGGGAAACCAAGGTGCTGCCACTCGGCAGCCCGGTCTCATTCCACGGCGGCAACTATGAATACCGGTTCCCTAACGGCTCGGTGGTGGCGCTGGGTGGTATGGACAAGGCCAGCAAGATTATGTCCACCGAGTGGGACATGATTTATGTGATGGAAGCCACCGAACTGCTGGAAGATGACTGGGAGAACCTTACCACCCGCCTGCGTAACTGGACCATGCCCTATCAGCAACTCATCGGTGATGTCAACCCCGGCCCACCAACACACTGGCTCAAGCAGCGCGCCAACCGTGGCAGTCTGCGTATGGTCCAGTCCAAGCATGAGGACAACCCTGAACTGTGGGATAGTGTGCGCCATGATTGGACACCCAAGGGCCGGGTCTACATCGACAAGCTTGACCGGCTCACTGGGGTCCGCAAGCTGCGCCTGCGTTATGGCCAGTGGGCGGCTGCCGAAGGCATGGTGTATGATACCTGGGATAGAGAACGCAACCTCATCCCTAGCTTCAGCATCCCACGCCTGTGGCGACGGTGGCTGGCCATCGACTTCGGCTACACGCACCCGTTCGTGTGCCAGTGGTGGGCTGAGGACCCTGATGGACGGCTCTATCTCTACCGTGAATTCTACGGCACTCAAACGCTCGTAGAAGACTGGGCACGGCTCATTGTCAAGTACAGCCGCTATGAGACCATTGCCGGTCTCATCACCGACCATGATGCCGAAGGTCGTGCCACGTTGGAGAAATACCTGGGGTTGCAAACCATTCCTGCCGATAAGCGTGTGCTTGAGGGCATACAGGCCGTGCAGAGCCGCATTCGCCCGGCTGATGACGGCAAGCCCCGGCTGTTCATCCTTGAGGGAACACTCACCCTGCGTGACCCGCTGCTGGATGATGCCAAGCTACCGGCCAGCACCGTTGAAGAAATTGACGGCTATGTGTGGAAGCGCCACCCTGATGGCCGGTTCCTGCGTGACGAACCGGTGAAAGACAATGACCACGGCATGGACGCTATGCGCTACATGGTGATGCACCTGGATGGTGCCGGTGTCGATGTGGAAGCTGAGGTGGCAGCCGCGCTGTCCGCCTTCAACCGCTATGGTGCGTGACGCACGAGCGCACAGGAGACTTGTTTATGGCTGTATCACTCTACACCCGTACCACTCGTGCGCTGAGTGCCGGGTGGCTGGCGGCCCGCCGTGTATGGGCATCCCCACAAAACAGTACCACGGTGCCCGTCAACTACCGCACTCCGTTCTATGACCGCATGTGGGCCTACTATGCCAATGAGGTCTTCAATGACTATGAGATGTGGGCTGCTTACAAAGAGGCCAACATGCTCTACAAGCATATCCGGTCTATCTACAACCCCACACGGCGGCTTGTTGAGTTCTATGTGGGTGAGGTATACCCCGGTGTGTTGAGTGAGGATGCCAAGGACTTCCCTGATGGTGTGCCTTCGGCCATCGACTTGTCAGAAGACACCCCTGACCCACTACGCGCTGCCCTAGCACAGTTCTGGCAGTGGGGCAACTGGCAATCGGGCAAGGACATTATGGTGCGCTACAGCGCCACACTCGGCAACTGTCTGGTGGAACTGGTGGACGACACCGAGCGGCGCAAGGTCCTGCCCCGTATCTGGTGGCCCGGCCATGTGCGTGAGCTAGGGGTGGACGGCTCCAACAACGTCAAAGCCTACACCATTGAATATCCGGTGGCTGTGGAAGATGCGGAAGGGGAGCAGACCACAGAAACCTACATCTTCCGCAAGGTAGTCACCAAAGAGCGCATCCAGTTCTTCAAGGATGGTGAGCCATTCGACTACACCGGCCAGGGCAGTGAATACCCCAACCCGTATGGGTTTGCCCCGGCTGTGTGGGTGCCCCATTTCGACATGGGCGACAACTTTGGTATGCCGATTATGTGGGGCACACTCGGCAAGCTGGATGAACTCAACAGCCTAGTCAGTATGGGCCATGACCAGCTTGCCAAGATTATGCAATCGCCTGTGGTGCTGACCGGTGCCGTGGCTGGCCTCAACAAGCTGGACAAAGATGCCGCCACCACTCCTGGCAAGGACGATAAGCAGGACCGTGAGCGGCAGAAGGTGGTCAACCTGCCCCAAGGTGCCGGTATCATGTCGCTGCCTCTTGACGTGGGCCAATCCCTACAGTGGGCACAGGAGATGCTGCATGAGATTGAGCATGACCACCCTGAACTGGCCATGTATCAGGCCCTGCGTGGTATGTCCTCTGTCACCGGCCCTGGCGCGAACCGGATTATGGGTGATGTCAACAACCTAGTGGTAGCGGCTGAGGCATCCTACAACCTGCAAACGGTGAAGCTGTGCCAGATGGCCATCGCCATAGCCGGTGAGCGCATCCGCAATGGGGACTGGGGACCCCGTAGCCAACTGTCCCGCCAGCAGGCCAAGTTTGCGCCATTCAATCTTGACAGCTACGCTCGTGGGGACCTGGATTTCTCCATCACGCCACACCCGGCCATCGAACAAACGCAGCGTGAGTACTGGGACATGCGGCAGGTGCAGGTGAACACCCTCAACGCGATGGTGACGCTTGGGTTCCCGCTGCCCTATCTCCAAAAGCAGGCCGGTGCCACCGAAGACGACATCACCGCCTTCGCAGAGGCAGCCCAGGCTACAGTGAATGACGCGGCTGCGGCCATGCTGGCGGCCCTCAACAGTGGTTCTGGCGCGACACCCCGCCCGACACAGGAGCAAGGACCAAACGCCACAGGCGGCAACGCTAGCGGCTCTCAGACGCCTGCTCAGACCGGTTCCGTGGCTGAGGTGGGCGGTGTATCAGCTTTGGCCCAGCAAGGCTCCTAGCGCCCACTAGGATTGCGCCTAGCGCCGATTTAGGGGTGGGGTATTATGCCGGATAAGACGGTGTGGGAAGTGGCGGATGCTTACCGCAAGGCACAGGAAGCCCACGACACACAGGTGTCCAATGATTTGGCCCGCAACATGTATGAGGTTCAGCAGAGCCTTCGTGACCACTATGAGCCGATTATGGCTGCGATTGAGGATGCTCAGAACACAGGCCAGCCCCTCACCCCGGCACAGGTGGCACAGATGGAGCGGTTCCACACGCTAGACCGGCAAGCTACCCTGCTGCTGGCACGCTTCGGCCAGTATGCCGACCACACCATACCACCGGCTGTGTCCCGCGCCATCGCGGATGCCCAGGAAGCGGCCCAGGCCATGACCAGTGCGGCCTACATCGACACCGAGCCGGTCAAGGGTGCGGCGGCTGCCGTGATGGCCGGGTGGAACCAACTGGATGACCGCACCGTGGAAGCCCTCAGTGCCCGCACCGCGGAGAACAGCCCCTTCCAACAGCTTGCTGGGCTGAATGCCAGCACCATCGATGCGATGAAGGCTGTGCTGCTCACCGGAGCCGCGCTAGGCCACAACAGTGCCAAGATGGGCAAGGCCATCAGCCAGCAGCTTGCGGTTCCGTTGGCCCGCGCCATGACCATCGCCCGCACTGAGGCCCACACAGCGGCGCGTGAGGCCACCCGGCTGACCTATGAGGCCAACAGCGACATCGTGGGTGGCTGGATATGGCGCTGCGCCCGCACGAGCCGCACCTGTGCCGTGTGCTGGGCCATGGACGGCCAAGCCTTCGACACATCGGTGAAGCACTTCACGCATGTGAACTGCCGCTGCACGATGGTGCCTAAGACACACTCCTGGGCTGAGTTAGGCTTTCACGGCATACCGGAGCCTAAGCAGCCACCGAGTGGTGAGGACGCCTTTGAGCGGCTGAGTGACGAAGACAAAAAGCGTGTGCTTGGCCCCGGCAAATACCGGCTGTATCGTGACAAAAAGCTGACGCTGGATGAACTGGTGGGTGAGGGCACCGACCCCCGCTATGGTGGCTACCGCTACGAGCGCAGCCTGCGCGACATCGACAAGCCCCAACACCGGGTGCTGCCCAATACCCCACCGCATCCGCCACCACCCCCACCCCCGCAGCCGAAGGTCGCCAAGACCGTGACACCCAAGGTGGAAATGCCGCGTGCTGTGCGGAGCAAATACTCATGGTATGCCAACCCTAATGCCAGTGCGGATGATGAGTACCAGCGGTTCCTGCGCGAAACAGGCCGCACCGATGTCACGCGCAGCCGGTTTGGTATTGAAATCTATGGCAAGCAGCGCCAGTTTGTGGAAGGTGCGCTTGAGGCAGGCAACCCCCGTTCCAAAGGACCGAAGCGTGACAAAGCCCTTGAGGCTGAGGCTGAGCAGGCTCGGCAGCGGGTGTTGGGCCTTCGTGGCAGCAGCACCCTTATGTTGCGTGATGCGGTGTCTGTAGATGAGGCAGATGAGGCCATCGTGAACGCCAACCTTGACCCACGCCTGCCACACCATGATGGGCGGTATGAAACCGGCATCGACTACTTCTCACGCTTTGTGTCCCGCAAAGCCTACAATGTGCGTCCTAATCAGCGGGTCAACGTCACCTACATCGCAAGTGCCCGTGCGTATCAGTCCGCTGGGGACATCTACATGGCGGACTATGCCGGTTCCACCACTATGGTGCATGAACTAGGGCACACGTTTGAGTACCAGAACTACTCTGCGATGGAAGCCTCACGCGCCTTTGTGGCGCGGCGCACAGCGGGTGAGACGCAGGTGCGCTTGAAGGACATTACCGGCTCGGAGTATGACCCATCAGAAGTCACGTATGCCGACACCTTTTGGCACCCCTACATCGGCAAAGAGTATGGGCCGGAAGGAACGGAAGTTATGAGCATGGGTCTTCAGCAGTTTTATGAAGACCCATACATGCTTGCTGAGAGTGACCCTGACATGTTCATTCATGTGTACATGAATGCGCGCAACCCCAAGGCTGCGCTGGCGTACCAGTATTATCTCATTCGCCAGGAGA